AGTCTTAGCGTACAACAAACACCTTAACTTGTGTCCAAATTGTGTCTAAACGTACAATTTTCTTTTTTTGATATGGTGAGGCCTACATGGGCGTGTAGTCAGGAGTAAAGAGACTAGTCACCTCTTTACTACAGCCAATATACATCCTGTCGTGTTTAACCCCCTTTTCACGATACGTCCCCTATATTGGTTGTAGTAAGGCGGTGGAAAAAGGTAATAACCGTCTGATGTTATTATAAAGATTGATTCCCTTTATATTCGACAATATTTATATTTCATCTGTCACGGGACGAAATATAACAAAAATGGTTTGCGAAGGCGATAAGCTGAAGTATTGACCGACTCTACGGAGTATAAACGAGAAGGTCTTTTCCTTCTCCAAGCAACCGAACACGATAACCAGGATAGCCAAAGAGCTAAAAACCTGAGCCACATTGTATGTATCGGTTGTTTTGAGAAGGTTGAGATTACTCAGCCTTGAATGAAGAGATACTTATTGCCATTTGTTTTCTCTCTTTTCTCCCATCCCCTTTAATATTTTTATAAGCTGTAAAAGAGCCGTTACTCAATTGTAGCGGTTTCTTTTTTTTAATTGTAAACCGGAACTGACAATGAAATAACGTATTGGTTCCTGGTTTAGAGTGAATAATGGACATCCTCATTTCTTTGGGAGTCGATGGAGTAGTAAAGGTTGGGATGCTACTCGCCAGTTAATTAGGAAAGGATGATAATAATGAAAGATAAAATTTATGTAGTATATGGTGTAGATCCGTTGGAAGGAGATGCATATATGAAAGAAGCATTTCATTCAGAAGATGCAGCTAAAGCTAAATATGAGGAATTAGCTGAACAAGAAATAGGTAATGAGTTCTTCTATTCATATGAAGAAGTAGAATTGTCATAAGGAGCATCCAATACGGGTGCTTTTTTTCTTTGTTATATAGAAATTACACATTAAACATTTATGCGGTGGCGGAATAGGTAGACGCTATAAGGTTATCGGTGTGTAGGGTGAAACCTAACTGAAATTCCTGCAACTTACCGAATCATGAAGGTAAAATCGACCAGCGAAGTAGTTGCATTGCAAGGTGCAAATCCTTTCCCGTATATAAAATAGAACAAAATGGACATTTGGTTAGGAGGATGAATGATAGTGTATAGACAAGAAGTTGATTTTAAAATTGTTATTCGTGGTAGATGTAAAGTTGAGGATCAAAATGGGATTGCTGAATTTTATGACCTGATATGTAATTACGCAAACGAAAATAGGGACACTGGGATTATCAATATCAAACAAGAAGTTGGCGAATCAAGTGTTATCAAGGCGAAAGAACAAGGCACATTAAAAACAATCCCTATTAACATCAATATTGATGAAAAGAATATCACATTAATTGCAAATGAAGTGTATAAGAAGATGAGTGAAGATTTTCAAAGAGGATTACGAACTAGGTCATTATGATTAAACCAATAGCATTTATCGTAGGCGCTGCCGTGATCGGTTTAGTGTCTTATTTGTTGTTAAGGAAAGATAAGGAGTGATAGCATGACGTGGTTAAGCTTCTTTATTGGATACTTCACTGGAACGATTGTTACCTTATTGATGCTCTACTTTGGATATCTGATTAGCGAGGAGAACAAGGCAGATGAAGATTGGTATGAGAAGTCGGTAGAAAAAGAAATGGAACAGTTGAGGGCGGTAAGAGATGATGAGTTGGATTGTAGATAAGGGGTGAGGGGGATGGAAGTCGTTATCGTTTGTTCAATGGGAGCGATAGCAATCGGAGAATTAGTGGGATTTGAAGTAGATGTAGAAGAGGTAAGAAGAGGATTTGAAGCGGAATTGACGGTCGCTGATTTAATCACATTCGATGAAGTTGGCGAAGAATGGGAAGAAGAGAAAGAGGAATACCCACGGCACGAAGTCAAAGTTATGCGGTCACAAGTGATAATTCGCAAACCGAAGCACATAAGAGCTAGGACTACTTGTTAAGTCTAACAAAACAAACGAACACAACGAAAATAGAGGAGGGAGAAACATGTTAGATAGTAAGACCAAAGAAGTCGTAGAAAGAGTGTATGAGCACGCTAAGCAATTTGTCATTGAACAACAAAAGGTATCTGTATCTTTTATTCAACGTAGATTTCGAATTGGGTACACTGCAGGGGCTACGATAGTAGATCGTTTAGAAGAAGAAGGTATTGTTGGACCGTATAAATCAAACTTACACCCAAGAGATGTTTTAGTTAAAGAATATAAAGCCAAACAAAAATAGAGATAGTTAACAAAGTTAAGTTTATGCAGGAAATAACGGTGATTAGGTGCTGAAAACCCGCTAAACTACGCTATGTATAAAATCATGCATAAAGAATTGTAATGATATGTTACAGGAAGTGAGTGTTTTCAACGATTTCCCATTATATCAACTTTTATCAACTGCCGATAAGAATGGTTATGTAAACAAGATATAAAGCTATTAGTATATTAAATTCATTTCCCTGTATAAATTAGTTTTCGTTATGATTTTTTAAAAATAAGATTCTTTTGAGGTGATTAGATGAACTTGTTCAAACGTATTAGTTCGCTTTTTAAAAAGAAAGATACAAATTTACAAAAGAAGGAAACCAAGGTTAAACGAGAGGATTCTCTTTTATATAATCGTGAAATTGTTCCAAAAGTAAATTTGAATACAATTGTCAAACCGAATAAAGTGAATCAAGCAAAAACAAAACAGAATAATAAAAGTAATACAAATTACAGCAATGATGATAATTTCATTTATGGTTCAACAGTGGGATTTATTAATACAAATGCAGATTATAGTAGTTGTAGTAATCATTCATCTTATGATTCTTCACATTCTTCGTCTTACGATTCAGGAAGCTCATGTAGCGGGGATTGGTAATAGAGAAGAAAAGCGTAACCACTCGGATACTTTTTATTTTGTGTGAGGTGATTTGGTGCTGATCTATACAGTTGTGATGTGGGACCATATGGATACAGATATTATGTTGGCTACTGCAGACAGAGAAGAAGCGTTAAAAGAATTCGAATCATGCGTCGCATTCTCTTTGCAGGTTTGGGAGAAAGGTGAAGTACTGATTGAAATGATAAATAGTGAAGGTGAATACTTTGCTGATGGTGGATTAGAAAGATATCCGGAAAAGGGGCAACAATTATTTAATGAGATAGTTGAACAATTACAGTAGTGAGTCTGCTGTTTATCATTTTGTGTTATCCTACCCTTAAAGTGAAAGGAGTGGGGATGAAATGAAAGTATATTATGTTGGAGTAATGAACGATGAACCTTGCGAGCAAGAAATTGTCGAAGAGGAGAAATATTTTCTGAGGAAAGAAAGTGCATTGAAGTATCGCGAGGAATTAGAAAACGATGAAGATGGATGGATAAAGGGTTGTAATAACTTTGAAACTTTCTTTTGTGAAATAGATGTTATTGAAGATTAAGCGAAGCACCTAATTATAGGTGTTTTTTATTTTATAGAAGAGATTATCGTGAGGTGGGTGAATGGCAAAGGATTACGCAAAGAAGTTTTATAAGTCGTCAGCATGGAAGAAGTGCAGAGACTCTTATTATAAATTCAGACATGGGTTGTGCGAGAGGTGTACAGTGAGAACAGGGAAGATTGTTCACCATAAGAATTACATAACGCCTGAGAATATTAATGATCCAGAGATTACGTTAAGCTTCAGTAACTTAGAGCTACTGTGTCAGGATTGTCACAACCGTGAACATCATGAGAAGAATAGTCCAGTTGTTGAAGGAGTAATGTTTGATGAGAATGGGGATTTAGTTCAAAAAAATACCTAAAATATGGTATTGTTAAATAATAAAAGCCCTTGCGGTGCTGAAACACCCAAGAGCATGATAACCAACTAAACAGGAGTTGATTATAAGTGAATAGTACCATAAGTGAAATAGAATTAAAAGTAATTGAGTTACATAATAATGGACTTGGTTACAAAAGAATTGCCGGTGAATTAGGGGTTAATAGGGATAAAGCAAGATACTTATGTAAGAAGTTAGGTTTGGTTGGAGTAAGAGGTGAGATTACGCCTAAAGCACATCCTAAAGAAAAACCTAAAAAATATTGTATTGTTTGTAATGCGCAATTAGAAAAAGGAAAAAGTAAATATTGTTCCGTTAAGTGTAGAAAAACAAACAATAAAGAATATGTTCAATCTTGTAAAAGATGCGGTGATAAATTCAAAAGCGCATTTAAAAAAGTATATTGTAGTGAACAATGTAGACAAAGTATTACTTATGATAAATGTTGTAACTACTGTAAAAATGAGTTTAGGACAAAGGATAAAGATAAACAATATTGTTCAGGCAAATGTAGAAATTCAGACCATAAAAAATCACATGAAGAATTTGTAACACAATTAATTAAAGTTCATAGAGGACTTATTGTTCCTTTAGAAATGTATAAAGGTAGCGATTATGAAATAAAAGCTAAATGTTTAAAGTGTGGGACTGAAATGAAAAAGATAGCAAGAGCTTTTATCGGAACAAATAGCACAGGCTGTAATTCATGTGGAAATAGAAGTACTGGTAATGATACTATTGAACGATGGCTTATTGATAATAACTATGAATATATTAAAGAATATAGTGCTGATGATTTAATATATTTCAGTAAATTATTTTTTGACTTTGCGATTATTAATAATGGTATATTAACATACTTGATAGAATTTGATGGAATACAACACTTCAAACCAATAAAGGCGTGGGGTGGAGAAGAAAAGTTTAATGAAAATATTATTCGTGATGAGATTAAAAACAATTATGCAAATGAAAAAAATATACCTTTATTAAGAATAAGTTATAAAGAAAAGAAAAACATTACAGACATACTAAATAATAGACTACTAGGGGCCCCTATCTCTTGATAAGGGGTCTTTGGCTTTGGAACCGATGATGGAGCTTCAAAAAATAAATTGGTCATTTCACGTGACCCCCTACCCCAAATGCATAAGAGATGAGGTGTTATTTATGGCAATAAAGAAGGAATTAACAAAAGAAGAACGGGTTAATAAAGAGATAACGAGACTTAAACGAATATATAAAGAAATGCCAAAAGATACCCTCTTGGTAGTAGAGGGATTAATTGTGGAAGCGGCAGATTTACGTGTTCGCTTAGAAGATATTCGAAAAGACCTCGATGACAATGGTTATGATGAAATGTTCTCGCAATCAGAAAATCAAGAACCGTATGAGAGGGAACGTCCGCAAGCCCGACGATATATAGCAATGAACAAAAACTATCAAAGCATTATGAAGCAATTAGGTGATTACGTTCCTAAGCCGGATCTAAAGAAGAAAGAAGAAACTGATGATGGGTTTGAAAGGTTTGTACAAAATCGATGAGAAAACAATATCCATTATCATATAACCCAATAATTGAGTATTACAATGAGATAGAGTCCGGAGAAATTATTGTAGGGAATAAAGTTAAAAGGATATATAAGAAGCTTGTAGATGATATTTACGTTAAAGACTCTGAATATGAATATGATCCAAGTCGTGCGAACCATGCTATTGAATTTATAGAGAACTATTGTAAACATAGTAAAGCTAAATGGGCTGGAAAACCAATTGATTTAGAGCTTTGGCAAAAGGCATTTTTAGCTGCTACGTTTGGTTTTGTTCATAAAATAGATGGGACAAGAAAATATAGAGAAACCTTTTTAGTAGTCGCACGTAAAAACGGAAAGTCGACTCTTTCTTCTGGGATATGCTTATATTTACAAGTCGCTGATGGCGAAGGTGGTTCAGAAGTATATGCGGTAGCGACTAAAGAACAGCAAGCTAAAATCGTTTGGTCAGAATCAAAAAGAATGGTTAAAAAGTCGCCAGCTTTGTCAAAAAGAATAAAAACTTTAGTTAAAGAATTAACAGCGGATTTTAATGATAGTGTATTTAAACCGGTTGGTAGTGATAGTGATACATTAGATGGTTTAAATGTTCACGGCGCCTCCCTCGATGAAATTCATGCTTGGAAAGACAAGAATTTATACGATGTAATTGTCGATGGTACATCAGCGCGCGAACAACCTCTAATACTTATGATTACGACAGCAGGAACAGTAAGAGAGTCCGTTTATGATATGAAATATGATGAAGCTGAAATGCTACTAAATGGATTAGATGATAAAGATGGATATAAAGACGATCGTTTTTTACCTGTTATTTATGAACTGGATAAAAGAGAAGAGTGGACTGACAAAACTAAATGGTCTAAAGCAAATCCTGGTCTGGGTACCATTAAGAAAGTAGATAACTTAGAAACGAAAGTAAATAAAGCGAAGGCTAATTCCCTTTTAGTGAGCAACTTATTGACTAAAGACTTTAATATCCGTGAAACATCATCTGAAGCATGGTTAACTTTTGAACAATTGAATAACATCGCTACTTATGACATAACAGAATTGAACCCTAAATACGGTATTTGTGGAGTCGATTTAAGTAGCACAACTGACTTAACTTCCGCTTGTGTAATTTTTAAAGTTCCTAATGACAAGACGATTTATGCTAAACATATGTATTGGTTGCCGGAGGATTTATTGGAACAGAGAACCAATGAAGATAAAATTCCATACTCAACATGGAGAGATATGGGACTATTGAGAACAACGCCTGGTAACTCAATACATTATAAATTTATTGTAGATTGGTTAGTGGAATTGAGAGAAGAATACGGTCTGTACTTACCTTGGATAGGGTACGATAGTTGGTCAGCGAAATACTTTGTTGAAGACTTAAAAAATGAGTTTGGAGCAGATGCGACTATTCCTGTAATTCAAGGGAAACGAACTTTGTCATCTCCGATGAGAAAACTTGGGGCAGACTTAGGATCTAAAATCATCAATTACAGTAACAATCCTATCACAAAGTGGTGCCTTTCAAATACGGCCATTGAAACAGATAAAAACTTAAACATACAACCTTGTAAAACTAGTAATCAGAGACGAAGAATTGACGGCACCGCCGCCCTATTAAACGCCTATGTAATATTGCAAGATAAATGGAACGATTATCATAACATGATTTAAGAAGGAGGTGAGATATTGGGATTATTCGATAAGATATTTGGGAAGAAACAAGCCCCTACTACAACTCGTTTTGAAATGATAAACGACAATGGAGGAGGCTTTTTTTCATGGAGTGGCGATATTTATCAAAGTGATATTATACGTGCCTGTATTCGCCCTAAAGCTAAGGCAGTTGGAAAACTTATAGCTAAACATATTCGTGATAATGGCACAGAATTCAAGATTAATCCTGAACCATACATTAGATTTCTGTTGGAAGAACCGAACCCTTTAATGACAGGACAGATGTTTCAAGAAAAAATGGCTGTTCAATTAGAATTGAATCACAATGCATTCGCCTATATTAAGCGTGATGATTTTGGTTATGCGACTGAGATCTATCCTATTCCTTGTACTACAGTAGAAGTAGTTGAAGGGGCATTCGGAGATATCTTTTTGAAGTTCTATTTTAAGAATGGCAAACAAATGACCATACCGTATGCAGATGTAATTCATTTGCGTAAAGACTTTAATGATAATGATTTTTTCGGAGAACATCCAGGAAACGCATTGTCACAGTTAATGGAGATTGTTACAACTACTGATCAAGGTATTGTTAAAGCGATAAAAAATAGTGCAGTAGTAAAATGGATTCTTAAATTCAAATCGGTATTAAAACAAGAAGATATCGATAGTCAGGTTAAAAACTTTGTGAATAACTATCTAAATATCGCAAATGATGGTGGAGCGGCATCTTCTGATCCTCGTTATGATTTAGAACAAGTGAAACCAGAAGCGTTTGTTCCAGATTCAAAGCAGATGCAAGAAACCGTACAGCGTATTTATAATTTCTTCAATACAAATGAAAAAATAATTCAGAGTAAATATAACGAAGATGAGTGGAACGCTTACTACGAATCAGAAATAGAAGTTTTTGCAATGCAGCTTGCTGGAGAATACACCAGGAAGCTTTTTTCACGTAAAGAAAGAGGGTTTGGAAACAAAATTATTTTTGAATCCGCATCACTTCAATACGCTTCAATGAGTACGAAGATGAATCTTGTTCAAATGGTAGATAGAGGGTCATTAACTCCGAATGAATGGAGGGCAATTCTTTCTCTTGGCCCAATTGAAGGTGGAGATAAACCTATTAGGAGATTGGATACAGCCTTAGTTAAAGAAGGAAAAGTCGCTGATGAAGGAGGTGATAATAATGAAGAAGACGGAACAAAGAAACCTGATAACGGATAAAATTGAAATCCGAGAAGGTGAAAATGGAAGTCGTACTATTTTTGGATATGCGGTTAAATGGGAAATGAAATCTGTGACTATGGGTTATTGGCAAAGGTTTAAAGAACAATTCAAAAAAGGTGCTTTTACAGATTCTTTAACACAAGATGATCAATTAGCGTTATGGAGTCATGACTTTTCTAAAGTGCTAGGTAGAACTAAGAATGGAACGCTTCGATTGTTTGAAGATGAGGTTGGACTTCGATTTGAATTAGATTTGGCTGATACAACACTTGGCGATGACACATATAAAACGATTAAACGCGGTGATGTTGATGGCGTTTCTTTTGGATTCCAAATGACGAAAGAAGAATGGGATGAATCTGATCCAGATAATGTTGTACGTAGTGTTACAAAGGCAAAATTAGTTGAAATTAGCCCTGTTGCATTCCCAGCGTATCCAGATTCTCAAGTATCAGCTAGAAGTCATGATCCATATAAACAATTCGTAGATGAACGTAATCAAAAAGGTCTACGAAAAAAACTAATTTTAAAAACTTACTTATAAGGGAGAGATTTATTTGAAAACATTACAAGAAATTTTAGCTAGAAAAACAGAAATTCGTACTTTACTACAAGGTGACCAAGAAGTAGATTTAGCAGCACTTGAAACTGAATTACGTGATCTTGATGAAACACAAAAACAAATTGAAACTCGTCAACGTTTACTGAAAGAAGCTGAAGTTATTAATAAAAACACTGAACCAGAAACGCGTACAGTAGTTGAAACGTTTAATAATGAGCCATCTCAACCAGATGTAGAGTTAGAAGCTTCAGAAAAACGTGGACAAGCATTGATGGAAAATCGCGCTGTTACTGTAGGAAGCGGAACTGTTGTACTTCCGAAACATACAGCTTCAGACATTCGCCCTACTTTCAATGAAGTTTCTACACTGATTGATCGTGTATCCACAAAAACATTAAAAGGCGGAGAGAGCTACCAACAACCGTATCTTGAAAGCTATGGTGAAGGTGATTATACAACTGAAGGCAGTGATTATGCTAATGCTGAGACGAAATTTGGATATGCAGACATCACTAAAGCAAAAGTTACAGCTTATTCAGAAGACACAGAAGAGCTTCAAAAGTTACCAGCAGCTGATTACGATGGCGAAGTAATGAAAGGTATCACTGTAGCTACTCGTAAAAAGTTAACTCGTGAAATTTTAATTGGTACAGGTGCAACTAATCGACTTGTTGGTATTTTTTCAGCAGCAGCTAAAGCGATTGATCCAGCAACAGATTTAGAAATCTCAAAAATTGATGCTTCCACTTTAGATGACATTATCTATAGCTATGGTGGAGATGAAGATGTTGAAGATGCAGCTGTTTTAATTTTGAATAAAAAGGATTTAAAATCATTCGCTAAACTTCGTACTTCTGATGGTAAAAAAGTGTACAACGTTGTTTCTCATGGAAATTCAGGAACAATTGATGGTGTACCGTTTATTATCAATAGTGCATGTAAAGCAGTATCTGATGCAGCAACAACAGCTGGTCAATTCAATATGGCTTATGGTCCATTATCAAATTACCAACTTACTATCTTCTCTGATATGGATGTACAACGTTCAACTGACTTCAAATTCAAGCAAGGTATGATTGCTCATAGAGGTTCAGTGTTTGCTGGTGGTAACGTAATCTCTAAAAATGGATTCTTACGTGTTAAGAAAGCGGCTACTGTTTAATAGCCGCTTTTTCATTTGAAATAAGGAGGTATCTTTTATGTCTGAAAAGAAAATGCAGGAATTTAAAGTAATTACAGCGTTCCGGGATAAGTTCTCCTATGTGCATTATAGTGTCGGAGAATCATATAAAACAGATGATCAAGAAAGAGTAGAATTCTTACAAAAAGAAGGGTTCTTAGAAATTGAACCAATTGGTGATTATAAACCTGTTGTGCCTGAAATTGTCCATATTGGCGGAGGATATTATGAACTTCCTAATGGGGAAAAGGTTAAAGGAAAAGAAGCAGCGCTTAAAGCATTAAAAGAACTTGAACCAGTTGGTGAATAAACATGATGCTTGAAGTGGTAAAGAGGGCATTACGTGTATCACATAATACTTTAGATGATGAAATTGATGATTTGATTGAAGCGGCCCGAACTGATTTAAAGTTATCGGGCGTTTCTGGTTTCAAATCAAATGATGATACAGATCCATTAATTAAACGAGCAATAATCATGTATGCAAAAGCTAATTTTATTGCCGATGCTAAGGAAGCAGAACGATTCCAATTATCGTATAACATGCTTAAGAATCATCTCACTTTAGCGGGTGATTATAAATGAACGATATTCTACACTTCCCAATAGTTACAGTCATTGAAGATGATTTGGGACAAAAAGAGGAAGTAAGAGCGTTTAATAGACAAGTATTTTGTAAAAAGAAATCTGTCCCTCAATCAGAATTCTTTCAAGCTGGTCAAAGTGACATTAAAGCGAGTTGTGTTTTAATCGTCCATGTTCTGGATTATCAAGAAGAACGTGAAGTTAAGTACCGCGAAAAAGAATATAACATATACCGCACATACGAACGTGAAGATGAAAAGATTGAGTTGTACTGTGAGGTGGTAGCTGGTGGCTAGTATTGATAGTCTAGCAGATGATATTGCTAGAGAACTGCAAAGGTATGGAAAAGAAGTAGAAGAAAAGTTAGAAGTTGAAAAAGAGGTAGTTGCAAACAATCTTGTTGATGAGTTAAAGCAAAAAAGCCCTAAAAGTGATAGCCAAGGGGGACGCAAATATTCGAAAGGGTGGCGTAAGAAGAAAGAAGGAAATGCATTAATTGTTCATAATGCATTAAAACCGCAGCTTACACACTTATTAGAGAAGGGACACGCCAAAGTGAATGGTGGCCGTGTTCCAGCTAAAGTTCATATCGCTCCAGCTGAAGAAAAAGCAGTAAACGAGTTTTCAGAGCGAGTTGAAAGGGCGATTCAACAATGACATTAGGTGAATTAAAGAAGATTCTAGATGCTACAGGATATCCTGTGGCTTATTCGCATTTCACAGCTACTATAGTCAATCCCGTACCGAAACCGCCTTTCATTTGTTATCTTGTGACTGGTTCGCCAAACATGATTGCTGACAATAAGGTGCATTTAAAAATAAGCGATGTAAACATTGAGCTTTATACAGCCAAAAAAGACTTGGTTGCAGAATCCAAACTTGAACAAGTATTGGATGACAATGAGATCCCTTATGAGTCATCTGAAATTTATATAGATTCCGAGAAACTATTTCAAAAAATATACGAAACGAGGTTGATATGAATGGAGAATAAAGTTATTTTCGGTCTAAAGAAAGTACATTATAGCGTGATTACTGAAGATGCATCAGGAAAAATCACATATGGAACACCAGCTAAATTACCGGGTGCTGTTGAAATGAAATTGGAACCAAAAGGTGAACAATCAGACTTTTATGCTGATGACATGAACTATTATGCAGAATCAAGTAATCAGGGGTATGAAGGCACCTTAAATATCGCTAAACTCACAGAAGCTTTTCGAACTGACGTGTTAGGAGAAGTTCTAGATGAAACTGACAAGGTTATTTCAGAAGTTTCAAATGCAAAAATCAAAAGAATTGCTTTAATGTTTGAATTTGATGGGGATGTAAAAGCAACACGTTATGTATTGTATAACGTATCTGTTTCACGTCCAGGTTTTGGTTCTTCCACAAAAAGCGATAAAACAGAGCCAACTACAACAGAATTAAAGTTCGTTGCATCACAGCACCCAGAAACATTCAAATTTAAAGATGCGACAACTGCTGCTACACCGGCTGGTATTTATGATGCATGGTATACAAAAGTATACGAGAAAGTCGTGGGGGCGTAACTAGATGGAAAAAACAATTGTAATCGATGAAAAATCAGTTCTTTTGAAAAGTACTGCCGGTACGGCTATTCGTTATAAATCTCAATTTAGACGTGATATGTTTGCAGATATCCTTAGTTTAGGGGTACTTTCTTCATACATTTCAACAGATGGAGACCAAAATAATATCGACCTTTCGCAGGTTGATTTAAGTAAATTAGATTTTGAAGTTATTTATAACTTGGTATGGGCATTTGCGAAAACGGCAAATAAAGAGGTTCAAGACCCTTTAACTTGGCTAGATACATTCGGAGAGTTTCCGATTGCTGAAATTATCACAGAAATTCAGGACCTAATTAAAAGCACGGTTCAGTCAAAAAAAAAATAACGGAAGATGAACAAGAGCAAGGACGTAACGATGGGAAAGGTGGATTTTCCGTTGATACATTCCTTGCTCTTTGTTATTCATGCAAACTCTCAAAAGAAGATTTAGAAGATATGACAATAGGTGATTGCTTGGATTATATCGATGAATATGTAGAATTACGAAATCCGAAGAAAGAACAAGAAAATACAAGAACAGCTACACAAGATGACTATGACAATTTCTAAGCAAGTGAGGTGATAACATGGCAGGAAGAATTAAAGGGATAACGATAGAAATTGGCGGGAATACTCAGCCGTTACAAAATGCTTTAAAAGATGTTAATAAACAAAGCGAAGCTGTAACTAAAGAATTAAAAGATATTGAGCGACTTTTGAAATTCAACCCGGGCAATGTAGAAGCTTTAGCCCAAAAACAACAATTGCTTACTCAACAAATTGAGAATACAACAAAAAAATTAGATAGTTTAAAGTCAGCTCAACAACAAGTACAAGCACAATTTGAAAGTGGCGCGATTAATGAAGAACAATATCGAGCATTTAGGCGTGAAATTGAATTTACAGAAGGGCAACTTAATGGATTCAAAAACAGTCTTGCAGGATTAAAGGCTGAGCAAGAAAAAGCAGCAAGTTCAACAAGACAATTAGAAACATTATTTAGCGCCACAGGGAAAAGTGTTGATGATTTTGCGGATGCATTAGGGAATCGTCTTGTAAATGCAATTAAAAATGGTACGGCATCAAGTAGGCAGCTAGATCAAGCTATTGAGATAATTGGAAGAGAAGCACTAGGGGCTGAAGCTGATATTGGAAAGCTGCAACAGGCGCTTCGTTCTGTTGATGATGGAAATTCCATTCAAAATATCAGAAGTGAATTAAATCAACTTTCCCAAGAAGCAGATCAAGCAGGTGAAAGTGTTAAGGGATTAGGCGTTGAGTTAGAAAATGTGGTAGCTGGAATAGGCGCTGGTCTAGGACTTAAAGAAGTGGTCGAACAGGCTCTTAATATGGATGAGTTAAATACTAAAATCGATATTACATTTGATGTTCCAGAATCATCGAAAAGCACTGTGGAAGATGCGGTCAGAACTGTTTCTAATTATGTAGGTGATACAGAAGAAGCGTTAGAAGGCGTACGTATACAGTGGGCATTAAATAAAGAAGCGTCTGACGAGTCTAATGCAGCTGTAGCAAAAGGAGCAGCTGTGATTTCTAATTCATACGCAGATATTGATTTTAAAGAATTGATACAAGAAACAAATGAAATAGGCAGTGAATTAGAAATTTCTAATGAAGAGGCGTTAGGTCTAGTTAATTCCCTATTAAAAATAGGATTTCCGCCAGGACAACTCGATATTATTGCTGAATATGGCGCTCAGCTACGAAGAGTTGGTTATACAGCACAAGAAGTGCAAGGTATTATGACAAGTGCAACTTTTCAAAAATCACATAATATTGATAATTTATTAGATGGTCTAAAAGAAGGACGCATTCGAGCTGTTGAGATGGGACGCGGATTAAATAATTCCATGAAGGATGCTATCCGTGATGTTGTGGATGATACTGAAAAAATGTCTGATGAACAGATATCAACAATGCAAAAAGGATTTGCTAAACAAGAAGCAGCACTTGCGAACTCATTTAGTAATCAAGAAAAGGCGCTTTCTAAAAGTCATAGTCGAAGACAGAATGAATTAGCTAAAAGTCTGGATGCTGAATACAATGCAGTTTCTAAAAGTTATGAAAATCAACAAAAGAGTTTAGAGAAAAAACTTAGTGCTGAATATGACGCGGCATCGAAGAATTATGATAGACAACAAAAAGCACTTGAAAAGTCCCTTGAAGCAGAACTTAAAGTATTCGAAAAATCATCTGAACAGAAAATAAAACTCATTGATAAAGAATATATGGAACGTATGAAATTAATCGATGAGGAAAAATACAATCGTCTTAAAGCAATTGACGATCAAATTGGGTATTTAGATTCCAAGACAGCAGCGGAAGACAAATATATTAAAGATCGTGAAAACGCTGAAAAACGTGCTGATTTAAAGATAAAGATAAGCAAGGCAAAAAATGAAGAAGAACGTCAGGCGGCAATTAAAGCATTACAAGAACTTGAAGAAAAAATGCGCTTGGATAAAATACGTGAAGAGCGTAAAAGTCAAATTGATAGATTAAAGGAAGAAAAAGACGGTATCAAAGAAGCGTCTGATGCAAAGAAAGAAGCACTGAAGTCAGAGATTGATAGTCGCAAAGAGCAAGTTAAAGAACAAATCAATAATGAAAAGGAGGCTTTGAAAGAACGACAGCAGGAACAAAAAGAAGCTTTCCAGCAAAGCAAACAAGAGAATTTAAAAGCAATTAGTGAATCAAATAAAGCACAACTTGATTCGTTAAGAGAAGTGAGCCAAGCTAATTTATCATCTTTAAAAGAAAGCCATAATAACCGCAAACAAGCGTTAAGTGAGCGTTTGAGCGATGAAATGGATGCTGTTCGTGAATCGCATAGAGCCGAGTTGGAATCTTTTAAAGAAATGAATGCTGAGAAACTCGAGATTGCAAAAAATCCACCTGATAGCGCAGCTGTAAAAGAAATATTCTCTCAACTGGAAGGCTGGGGTAAGGCTATCGCTAAAGGCGGCGAAGAAGGCAAACAGGCATTTGTAGATATGGTTAAATGGTTAAACGAAATCGATGATGCAGCTTTGCGAGAAGCTATTGGTGTACAACTTTTCGGTAGATGATAAATTGTGCCGAATTAAAATTGCGGTATGAAGCAAGAAGGGTGAGATTCCTAACTTGAACCGAAGGCTATACAAAGTATAGTCAGGGGCAGAGCATAGAGGGTGAAAAGATATAATCCCTCCACGAGACCGCGACACTTTATAAGTGAAAACGTATGCCGATCTTGCATTAATATGAAGTGCAAGAAGTAGAGGATAAAAAGCCTTTACGATAACAAAATGACAATGTTTGAAGATCAAGGGCAAAACATTATTAATACAATTTTACAAACCGAAGAAAAACAAGCTGATCTAAAAAAAGGGATAGATGATTTACAAGAATCAGCAAATAAAATGGACGCATCGCCAATGGTCAAATGGAAAGAAGCGATGAAAGAGCTAAAAGAAGCTCTTGAACCAGTGTTACTTACAGTGGCTGATGTTGTGTCTGCATTTGCTAGTTTTATTTCAGCGCATCCCGTTTTAGCAGCGGCAATTGCAGCAATAGTTACTGTGTTAGGGATAGTTATTGGGTTGTGTGCAGCTCTTGCACCAGTAATATTCTTAGCTACAGCTGGAACAATGACTTGGGCTGGAGCTTTGGGTGTTTTAACGGGTATTCTTGGATTCTTAACAAGTCCAATCGGTTTGGTAATTGCCGCTGTAGCAGGATTGATTGCCATATGGGTATTATTCGGCGATAAAATCATGGCCATATACAATGAATATTTCAAGCCAACAATAGATCAAATAGTATCCATAATTGTTAGTACTTTAAAGCCAGTATTTGAACAAGGTTTTGCAATCATAAAAGATGTTGTCCAAGATGCATTTGTAATTATCCAGCGTGTTTGGAATGAAATATTATCACCTGTGTTTTCAGTCATTACATCTATTATCAAAACAGTTCTTATGCCGGCATTTAAATTTGTATTCTCTGCGATTGGTAGTATCGTATCGGATGCATTTAGCGGAATAAAAGATATGTGGAATAATGTTTTAAAGCCAATTCTTAATGGAATTATAGATTTCATTTCCGGTGTATTCTCAGGGAACTGGGAAAAAGCATGGGGAGGAATTGTGAAAATTTTCGGCGGAGTTTTTGAGGGGATAAAAGCAGCAGCAAAAGGGCCGATAAATGCTGTCATTTCGATGCTTAACGGATTAATTGAAGGTATTAACGATATTGAAATGCCTGATTGGGTTCCATTTGTTGGTGGAAGCAAACCAAGTATCCCTAGAATCCCTATGTTAGCAACAGGTGGACATGTTCTTGGGGACGGATCATTTATTGCTGGTGAAGCTGGACCAGAGTTATTTACTAAAAGAGGTAATCGTGTATCTGTTACACCTTTATCTTCAAATGAAAAATCACTTGGTATTACAGGTACTATGAGCCGATTAATTGGCGATATGAGTTATTCAATGGCTAATTCTATGAAAGAGCTATCCGGCTTAAAAAGTGTCATGAGTAATGTATATGGCAGTTTAGCTAACAGTTCAGAAGCGATGAGCAGAAATGCTAGTCAAAGAACTGGGGATGGCAATTCTTCTTCAAATGCTAATAAATCAGATTCATATAATTTCGCTGATATGTTTAGAGGTTCAACATTTGTAATTAGAGAAGAAGCCGATGTACAAAAATTAGCAAGAGAAATGACTAAAATTATTAATGGAGCGGGTAGAAAGGTGTGATGAAAAATGAGTCTAACAATCGATGGAAAAACGTTAAATGAATTAGGTTTAGCGCTTTTACCAGGTCATGAACATCCAGTCGCACCGCCTACTCGTGATTACACCGTTACAATTCACGGAATGTCTGGTGCATATGATTTTGGAGCTGATTTAGAAGTAAGGCCCTTTACTTTACCGTTACTAGTTAAACCGCAATCAATTTATGAATCAGCTCCCAAAATAAGAGAAATCATAAAGACTTTTTTTGATCCATACGGAAAACCCAAAACGGTGAAGTTAATTTTTGATTATGAGCCAGATAAATATTACAAGGTAAGGTATAGCGGTAGTTTAGACACAACTCGCTTTAAAACTATGACTAATCTTGTTATACCATTAACAGCGTTTGATCCTCATGCATACTCGGTTATTGATACATCCGATGATGTTTTATGGGGGGATGATATCCCTTTCCTTTCAGATATCCCTTTCGGGATTGGGAATTTTCAATATAGCGTAACAGGACCGTCGTACTTGCGAGTTGAAAATTTAGGTACTCTTGTTGTTCGTCCAGTTATCGAAATAACAGGGAGTGCAAATTCTATGACTCTTACCGCTAATGGTAAGAGTTTTTCTGTCGGCGGATTTCCTGAAGGGGCAACAATTCTAATTGATAGCAAACATTATGTTGTGATGAAGGATGGACAAAATTACATCCACAAGATGACAGGAGATTTTTTAGAATTAATGCCAGGTGCAAATACAGTTGGTGTCGGCGGTACTAGCTTAAACATAAATATTACATTTAAATTCCGCGCGAAATACATGTAAGGTGGTGATTATATGGCTAATGCACCAAAATTATTAGCAACGGATAAATTACGAGAAGGTTATCCGAAGATTAATCAAGCAATAGATAATGCAAATGAAGCTCTGAATAAAGTACTCGAACCAATCGGAACAGATAGATTAAAACCTAATTCAGTAACAAAAGAGAAAATAGTAGATGGAGCGGTATCGACATCTATTATTGATGAGAAATCCGTAACCGCTACTAAAATTGATGAAAAAATAGTAGATCTTAGGCATATGGCAATGCCCGTTACTTATATCACACCTTCTAAAAATTTAATTGATAAATCGCGAATTAAATCAGGTTATTATATTGGAGCTGGAACAGGGAACGAGAACCCAAACTCTAGTTATAGTGCAACTGATTTTATATTAATTAAACCAAGTACTTCATATACACTCACGCCAGCAGATCAATTAGCTTTTTACGATAAAAATAAGAAGTATATAAGCGGTATTACAGGAGTAACCGCAACTAAAACATTTACCTCTCCATCGGATGCGTATTATATTCGAATATCGATTGTAAAAGGAAATGAAAGCAAAGTTCAACTTGAAGAAGGTGGATATGCTACTACTTATGAAGCATATAAAGCTCCTGTATCAATAAAAAACGTTTTACAGAAAGATGTATTAACGGATCTTTTGTATCACATTATGAATCCCTTCAAAAAATTGAAGATAAAAATTATTGGAGATTCAATCACGGCTGGTGTTGGTGGTACGAATTATTCCCCAACAGGTGAATTGATGTTTATTGATTCTGCAGGAAAAGAGCAAAGAGCGAATGTGGAAGATGCTATTTGTTGGGCAAATATGTTGAAGAAGTACTTAGAAGAAAAGTTTAATAAGGTATTTTTAGTTGATTTATCTCATCCGGAAATTAAATTAGGATCATATGATGGGAGTTTTATTCAATACGATTCTACAACTGGAACAGGGTATCAATATCAATTCCCAAATAAACAGGCTGGCTGTAACATGTTAGAGTTTACATTTTACGGTGAGTCTTTTTCTGTGCTTATTTCTAAAGCTGCATCAAGAGGTACATTTGATGTATATATTGATGGTGTTAAAAATACCACAATCGATACTTACGATCCTAGTTTTACACAATTTACTCCTGTTGATGTTACTGGATTATCGAAAGATTCTCATAAAGTGAGATTCGTTGAAACAGCAAGTAAGAATGCTTCATCAACAGGGACGACAATATACATTCAAGGTTTAAAAATACCGCAAACAACAATTGTGAAGAACTGGGGGATTAGCGGTAGACAATCACGTCATTTAACCTATGATGGAACGAAATGGGTAGAAGCTGATGATGATTTTATCTTATTACAACTGGGAACAAACGATAGACAACGTGACCCGTATGGATATACACATGAACATCAACGAAATTTCATTAATTATGTAAGAGGACAAGGTAAGAAAATAATCATGATGGCCTCTATCCCAGCAACTACAGCAAGTGAGACATCGTATCCTTACGCTTGGCACATGGAGGATATTAATAATAAACTTGTAGCCTTAGCGCATGAAATGCAAGTGCCATTTATTAATAATTATCATTTTATGATTGATTATTTAATGTATACGGGAAAAGACCTTAATTCTTTACTAGCTGATGGCCTTCATCCTAATGATGTTGGATATGAATTAATGTTTAAAAATATAATGAAGCATCTTGGCTTCGGTTATAAAGTGTGGTGAGGTTATGAAACATTTAAGAATTTATGATATTAAAATGAATCTAGTAGCTATTTTGGAAAATGCCTATAAGATTGGTTATGAAAAAGAAGTTAACAATTTGTGGACTTTCTCCTTTTCATTACCTCTTAATGATCCGAAACGTTTCGAGGTAAAGCCAAAGTATTTTATTGAACTGTACGACCATGATAAATATATTGGTAAATTTATTGTGAATCCTAAAAAGACGGTCAAAAATGAGAGTGACCAGAGCATAACTTATAACTGTGAGCACGTTTTGAGTACATTCCACTCAGACGTGCTTTTTCGTTACCATCAAAAAACGAATTGGACCACAAAAGATGTACTTCAATACCTTATCAATCAACAAGAAGTAAAGCATTGGAAATTAGGAACAGTAGAGTTTACAAAGTATTTTGAGTATGCATGGGAAAATGAAGATTCGTTGTTAAACGCACTTATAAGCGTACCTAAACCATTTAATGAATCATATTTGTGGACGTGGGATGATACGAAATATCCATTTACACTTAATTTGGTTCGTGCGACAGATGAAAAAATAGATACTATTCAATATGGGAAAAATTTAAAAGGTATTGAAAAGGAGGAAGACCCAACAGGACTAATAACAAGAATTTACCCGTTGGGTTCTGGTGAAGGTGTAAATCAGCTTGGTATTGAGAGCGTGAATAATGGTGTGCCGTATTTACAAGCGGAGCAATCTATTATTGATCAGTATGGCATTCATAAGCGTATATGGGTTGATAGAAAGTTTGAAAATGCACAGTCATTAAAGGCATCTGGACAAGGTTTGTTAGATAGATATAAGAAGCCACAAGTCACTATATCTGTAGATTGCATAGATTATGAGCTTATTGATCCATATAAGCTTGTAAAATATGATGTTTCAAAAGTAGTAGGCGTGTATGACCAAGACACTGATACAAACGATGATTTACGCATTATGAAAATCGCGAAATCAGATATCTATGGTGATCCATCAAATATACAATTTGAAATCGGGAATGTTCGTGATGATATTGGGACGACAATTACTGATTTACAGAAAAAACAGTTGGTAAATGATACGTATTCCCAAGGTAGCACTAATATTGACAGCCAACCTTTCCAAGATAATTGTGATCCGGATCATCCAGCTATTATTAGATTTCAAATACCTAATGATGTTAAGTATGTGAATCAACTCATACTGACATTTGAAACGTTACGTTTTAGAGCATACGAACGTGCTATTAAAGGTGGTGGGGCTGTTGTGGGCTCAACGCAGGCTGGCGGTGGTACAGTGACCTCCACGTCCGCTGGGGGGTCTATTGTACAATCAACGTCTAGTGGCGGTAGTAGTACACAAACATCATCTAGTGGTGGCGGTAGTGTGCAATCATCTAGCGATGGTGGAGATCATGTTCATAAGATGTTTCATGGTGGCGGGATTATGCCTGCAGAACCAACAACTATAGGATTGTACACGGCTTTTTCTGATCCTGGAAGAAATACAGCAGCTTCATTTTACGCAAAAGGAACGGGATCTAGTTTCTATACACATGGTTCTAGTGGAAATCACTCGCATACCGTGACTGTAGCTCCACACACGCATACTATGACAACACCAGATCATCAACATAGTATAAGTTTGCCATCTCACCTTCACGAGGTACACCTAAATCCGCACAGTCACGATATCCAATTGCCGGACCATACCCACGACCTGGAGTTCGGCATTTTCGAATTATACGAAACACCATCAAAAGTGACGATAGAGGTGGATGGGAATACATTGCCTTTTGATTCAATAAGAGGACAAGATATAAATCTAATTCCATATTTAGCGAAAGATACTGGTGGTAAACTTCAACGTGGTCGTTACGTGGAGATTAAAATTACACCAAATAGTTTAGCTAGAATTAACGCTACTGTTACAGGACGCTTGTTTATCCAGTCGAGGAGCGGTGGCACGTATTGAGATGAGTGATAAAAAATATAAAAGGAGTTTGATAACATATGCAAACAATTGAAATTCATACACAAGGCGGATTAAAACACACAGTACAAACTGAAAAATACGATGCACAGATTCTAAACGAACAATTAAACAGTAATGACCTAATCACCGTGCTTATCGGTGATTTTATTATTCAGAGAATCGATGTAAAACGTATTTTACCAGTCAATTTACCTACTGTGGAAGGAACAAAAAAGTTAAAAGTTCATACAAACGGTGGGAAAGAAATTGAGATTGTAACAAATGATTATGATCCAATCTACTTAAATGAACAATTGAACAATAGTAATACCATTACAGTTGTAATTGGTGATTATATTTTCTCCAGAATTGATGTAAAACAGGTTGTCCCTGTGAAAGAAGAACCGAAAGTGCCAGAGGTAAAACCAGAAGAGCCAAAGGAACCAGAAAATCCGCCTGTAACCGAACCAGAGCAACCAACAGACCCAGTTACACCGCCAACAACTGAAGGAGAAGGAACACCAGAAACACAAACTGGAGGAGATAACTAATGAAGTGCACAATCAATAACACTCAAATTGAAGGAACACCAGAAGAAGTTATTAAATTTGTAGAGTGGTATGAATTTAGAATTTCCCGCTCATATTCTACATCCATAGGCGGGGGTGGATGTGTTTCTTCTACAGGTCAAGGTAGTTTTTTCGTTAAAACTTCAACTTCTGGTGGTACCACATCAACAAATATAAACGAACCTACAGAGCAGTTATAAACTGGTCTTTTTTTATTACCTAAAAAGGAGAGGATATTAATGTCAGAACTAACATTAAGCATGACAATTGGGATTAATGAATGGGCTAAACCGGTAATTGAAGAGATCCATAAAATTATTAAAAATCATGAAGGGAAACATCTTGTCGGAGAAGACTATAACCAACTAATGGATGAAGTTATTAAAGGCATTGTTCAACATGCTGTGTATGTGCAAGGAAATCATAAAGGGATTCAAATACCTAGGCATAATAACAATATTGAATTTCCACCAGAAGGAGTTGCTATCAAGTCGCCAATGAAAGTTGGCGACGGGTCTGTATATACACCATCTTTAGGAAAAGGAACAATAACTTCTAGGTCGTAAATCAATTTTTAATTAAATAATTTTAAAAGGAGGTGAACAATTGGAGCGAGTTCATGATATTTTCAGGAGTCTCAACATAATCGATGTTTTCAATACAGCACAATTTAAGGCGGCTTCACTTGTAAGCGGTGGAATAGGAACATTCTTAAGTCTGGTCTATGGTAAAGCCAATCTAATTTGGATATTCATTCTTATGATGGTAGTAGCATTAGATTGGATTACAGGAAGCAAAGCATCTAAATTAGATGGATCATATTCATCAGCATATGGAGTAGAAGGCATCGCACGTACTGTGGTGCTTTTTTTATTGCCTTGCTTAGCCCACATGTTTGATATTGCTTTTAAATTACCTGATTTCTTTTTCTTTATGGTAACCGGCGGTTTAACATATCACATCTTCAACAGTTTCACAGCTAATTGCGTTCGTGTTGGTTGGGATAAATGGATTCCAACATGGTTACTGGAAAGTGTAGCAAGTGAAATTGAAGCGAAAATAAAACGTTCTGACACAAGGAAACGGAGGAAATAACGATGCAAGAGAAATTCAAGAATTATGGATTATGGGTAGCGTTATTCGCGTTGGTAGGGATGGTATTAATGGATACCGTTCCTCACTTTAACTTAGGAAGATATCAAGAATACGTAGATATGATTCTATACATTTTGATTGCTGCAGGTGTTGTATCTAATCCTACAGCTGGTAAATGGTTTGCTGATAAAAGAAATGAAGGAGCGGATAAATAATGGGTTACGTTGCAGATGTTTCAAAATGGAACGGTAATATTAACTGGCCAGTAGCAAAACAGTATTTGGATTTCGTTATTGCTCGTGTACAAGATGGCTCAAACTATGTAGACCCTTTGTATAAAGGATATGTACAAGCCATGAAGCAACATAACATTCCGTTTGGTAACTATGCATTTTGCCGTTTTGTATCAATTAACGATGCAAAAAAAGAAGCGCAAGACTTCTGGAATCGTGGTGACAAGAGTGCTACAGTTTGGGTGGCTGATGTGGAAGTAAAAACAATGGATGATATGAGAGCTGGTGCACAGGCGTTTATCGATGAATTACGCCGATTAGGTGCTAAGAAAGTCGGTTTATATGTTGGGCATCATATGTATGAGCCTTTCGGTATGGCAAACGTAAAAAGTGATTTTGTGTGGATCCCAAGATATGGCGGTAATAAGCCAGCATATCCTTGTGATATTTGGCAGTACACAGAAACAGGAAATGTACCTGGTATTGGCAAGTGTGATCTTAATTCACTTATCGGAAATAAGTCATTATCTTGGTTTACCGAATCAGCAACACAGGAATCTGTACAAGCACCTAAACAAAATATCATCCAATCAGGTGCTTTTTCACCTTATGAAACTCCTGATGTTACAGGGGCTTTAACTTCCTTAAAAATGACCGCTAAATTTATTTTAGAACCCGACGGATTAACATACTTTATTTCTGATCCAACTTCAGATACTCAATTAAAAGCAATGAAAGAATATCTTGACCGTAAAGGTTGGTGGTATGAAGTTAAGTAAAAATAAGAGCCGTCCTGTTGGGCGGCTTTTTACTTTAAATCAGATATTTTTCTAACTTCTTTTTCCTTCGCCTTGAATTCCTTCTCGTATTGTTTAAAATCCTCTTTATCAACGTGGAACCTTTCACCAGTTGCAATATTTTTGACTAAATACGTTTTACGATTTCGTTCATTAATTAATCCGTATAAGACCATAAACAAAAGTGACAAACCTATTGTTGGAAGTGCTAAAACTATACCTAGTATTAATACAGTTTTCTCTGTTTTGCTATCTTCACGTTTTAAAATAAGTTTCTCCCCTGATGCAGCTTCCGATTGCTTTAATTGTTGCATTCTTTGTAACGCAGCAACTGTATCCAGACTCATGAAATCGCCCCCTTAAATTAAGTAAATCATACCAATTTTAGAAGGGAATTGTAAGATTCTTTTTCTAATTACATCCAGAAATCATGTTCATCTATGTTCTTCCCTAACTTCTTCATACCTTTAACGATTTGAATTATCGTGGAAAATTTAGGTCTATATTTTTTATCATTACACAACTTAGAAATTGTGGCTGTACTTAGTTTCGATGTTCTTTCTAATTCAATTTGCGCTATTCCATTTGAATCTAAATAACGACCAAATTTTGTACGCCTTTTCCCCAATCCGAACATGTTTATCACCTCATCCACAGCTTGCTCTATTTCTTACTTTTTTAAACTAAGGCAAAAAAATAAGAAATTGTCCAAGCTGTACGCCATACACTTTATCAAGGTTGCTACCAAAGTAGCTATCAAACTTATTATCAAAGTGGCTACCAAAGTAAATAGCATAATTGCTATCAAGGTAACTAGTATTTGTACTATCAAATTAGATATCAAGTTAGCTATCAAAGTAATGCTATCAAGGTTTTGAGTCGATAAACCTATGTATAATCAGCGTTTAAAATTCTGTTTATAAAGGGGAGTTTTATATGTTAACAACATTTATTTCATTAGGAGCTTTAGGAGTAACTACAATTGGTGGAGCGATATTAGAAAAGCATCTTGTAAAAAATGATCACGTTGCAGCGGCCAAACTTTTAAGTGATGGAATGTATCACGGAATGAGGATAGGTGGAGTTTGTTTCATTGGCTATGTATTTATCAAAATCTTAATCATGTTTTAGGAGGTGATTACATGGGATTCGTTAAAGAATGGCTTCATAAACAAAATTTGAAGAATCAACTTATAGAGGTATTTGGAAAAGCAGGTTTATTTGTGGACCATCAAACGAGAGGTGGAAAAGTACCAATTTACCCTAAAATACATTCTGTTTCCTCCACACAAGAAAGAATTCGTTATGTATTTACCATTCCGAACGGTTTGGATCCGAAGACGATTGAAAAGAAATGGTTTTGCTTTCAACAAATTTTAGGGCGTAACGTAGCAATTGAAGGTGATATTAAAAAGTTTGTACTTAATGTATTTCATTCAGATGCAGGATTAAAATCATACAATTATCAATTTAAACAATGGCAGCCATTATTAAAACAACCTCGGCTTCCTGTTGTGGTAGGTCGGGACCAATTCGGAAACATGATTGTGTATGACATGGTTGATTCAAATACACCACATTTGTTAATAGCAGGAGAAACAGGCAGCGGGAAAAGTAGTATGGTACGCGTTGTTCTGTCCACACTCATTCAATACATGTCCCCTGATAAATTACATTTGTACCTGGGCGACTTAAAAAACTCTGAATTTCATTTCTTGAGAAGAGTGAAACACGTAAAAGAGGTTTGCATGGAAGAAATCGAAATGAAGATCATGCTGCAGAAAGTGTGGAAGGAAATACGCGAACGTAGAAAATTGATGGAAGAATATGAAGTGGACCATATTGATGAATACAACAAATTAAATCCAAATAATCAAAAACCATATATCTTACTTGCTATCGATGAAGTGGCCATGTTGCAAGATGAAAAAGAATGCATGACTACAATTGAAAAAATATCGGCAGTCGGCAGGGCACTTGGTGTCTTTCTGATGCTCAGTATGCAACGCCCTGATGCAAAAGTATTGGATGGCAAGTTAAAACTCAATATGACAGTCAGAATGGGCTTTAAATGTGATAGTACGATCAACAGTAATATCATGGGTACACCTGGATCAGAACACTTGGAGCAATCGGGCCAAATGATTCTAAAACTAAATGGATTAAAGAAAGTGCAAGCTCCTTATTTGGAATTAAGTAAGGCGAAGCAAGTTGTTGAATCATTTCGCATATCTAAAAAGGATATAACGCTTCAGAATCATCCACAAGAAGAGATTCCTTTGTTCGGGGTGTTAGAAGATGAGGAATAGAGATAAAGCGATACTAAGTGATTTGAAACGTTTTAGATGCATGTCACGTGACGATATTATAGATTTGCATTTTCATGGAGTGAAAAACGCGGTTACTTGTTGCAACACGGTAATGAAACGATTAAGAAGAGACGGCCATGTTGATGCCAATATCTCGCAGCAGCCGTATATATATTTCCCTCAACCTAGCACACTTCGAAAAACTAGCCAAAAGATTCCCCATTTCCTCGGTATTGTGGATGTATACAAACAGCTCATACACTATGAAAAACCAAAACTATTTAAAGTTGAACCGAAGTACGGAAAAGAATTCATGGAGCCCGATGCATTTACAATATGGCGCAGGTCTCCATTCTTCATTGAGGTCCAGAAGTCAGTGTACAGTAAAAAGATTATGCAAGATAAAATCAACAGGTATGAATTGTACTTCCACAGTCAAGAATGGCATAACGAGTCTTGGCAACCAAAAGACTCTAAATTTTTTCCATCGATTTTAATAATTACTGATAAGAAATATGACGTAACTTCCTCCGATTTACGTATTTTTCAGGCAACATCCATACACGATTTCATGGATAAACTAGCGGTAAAGTCCTAAGAGAGCCCTACTTAATTGTGGGGTTTTTACATTAACGTTAATATTAATGTTTATATTAACAATAATATTAATATTATTTTTAACATCAGTATTAATATTATCATTAACAAAAATAAAAGCCCTACAAATGTAGGACTTATAATAAACCTCGTTCTTCAAAGAAATCACGGAATATTTTATTTGCAAGTTTTGATTGAGCACCCCTAGGTGGTTTTTTGCCTAACACTTTTTGGAATGCATCACGAACATCTTTATCTAAATGAAAGCCGACTACTTTTTTATCATTGTTGTCTTTTAATAATTCAAGGATATCTTCATTTGCTTTCTTTTTAACTTTTGGTTCTTCTGTAACTACATTATCATTAACGTTTTCATTAATGCTTTCATCTTCATTTACGTTCACATTATCATTAACGTTATTATTATCATTAACGTTATTATTATCATTATCGTTAATATTGTTATTCTTTCGTTCGTCTTCTGCATTTCTTGTAGCACTATTTCTAAATAAATCAGCTATATTGCGGTTGCTCATGTTCATTCAACTCCTTAAATAAATTCTTGTAGTAAAATGCGAATTCTGTATCTTTTTTAGCTAGTGTAAGAGGTAGCTTGTTATAAGCGATTGAATTTGCAAAAGAAATACTTCTTGGGATATTAGCATTAAAGAAATGAACGTTTTCTTTTTTACAAAATTGTCTCGCTTGTTTAATCGCTTCTGTATGTAACTTTGTATTTTTCTGTACTAGTGTAGCAACTACTCCTGCGATATCTAAATTCTGGTTGTGTTTCTGTTTGAATTGATTAATTACGTCAATGATCTTAATTAAAGAACGCACACTATATTGTTCCGGTTGGAAAGGAATAATAATTCTGTCTGTGCAGCAAATTACATTACTTTGGATTAAACCTGAGCTAGGTGGACTATCAAATAGAATTACATCGTATTCATCTTCAACAGCAATTAATGCTACCTTTAGAAGTAAAAATGGATTTATGTATTTATCTAAGTTTGGTAGTATATCGAAATCTAAGAAACTCATCATTTCATTAGAAGGAAGAATATCAATATTTTTATAGACGTTTACAATAGCTTCACTAGCAGGCGCAAAATTAACTAAAACATCGTGTAAAGTCGTACGATACTTGTCCGGATTCTTCCCAAAAGACAATAGTGAATTCCCTTGTTGGTCAGCATCCACAATTAGAACACGTTTCCCTTGTTTGGCATAAAGTCCAGCTAAATTCACAGTCATTGAAGACTTCAAAACGCCGCCTTTATTCTGTACGAAAGCTAATTTATAAGCCATTCTGATACCTCCATTGGATTTACGTTAACAACAACGTTAACGTTTATATTAATAATTACATTAATGTTAACGTTTATGATTATGTTTATATTAATCTACTTTAACATACTTATTCTTTCGTGCAATTGTTTTTCCTCTAAATCTTTTAAAATACTTTTATTATGGTATGTGAAATTTTAAATTTAAACAAAATAAAAAAGAGCCGAAGCTCTTATTTCGTCAAAGTATTAATTTGTTCTAAAAGTACAATTGCTTTCAAATCTCCTTGCTCCGCTTTCTTCATGATGATACTTAATTTATGTACTCTTTCCTCCACACTAACTTCTTTCTCAATTTGTAAAGCCGCCCCTTGATTCATCATAGTAATTTTCCTCCCTAGTTTTTATGTTAAATATATAAGTGACACAGTTTTACGATTTGGTGTTTTATTTGTGTCATCCCTTAAACGCACTGAAAGTCGCTACCGAAGTAACGACTTTCTTTTGTTAATTTTCATATTCAATTAATCTATCAACTTCCACCTGGATCAGAAATCATCATATATGTAACTGGGCTTGTCTGATCCGTTTTATCAACGTTTCCAAATAATCCGAATCCTAATGCTCCTACGCACATTACTAGTGCAATTAGTTTCTTTTTCATTGTAGTATTTCCCCTTTGCTCATTAATATGTTTTTACATAACTGTCCATAGAAACTTAATCCAGCTAATTCAAATTCTAGTAAGGCTTGTTTAATACCTTCTAAATCTCCAATGCACTTACTGTAAGAAAAGCGTTGGAATGGACTAAAACCTTCTAATTCCATTTCTTTAAAGAGTGACAATCCTAATTGACGATTACCGAATTTATATTCATAACTCGCTTTCTCGTTTGTGTGGATGGCCGATAAATCTATCTCTTTAATATTAATCTCATTATTTAGTCGTACATGTGCAAGTGTTGATTGAAAAGCTACATATTTTTGAGATTTTAAAGGAACATTTACTTCTTCCAATTTTCCAATTGCCTTTGATATATATTCATCTGATTTATTTGGAGATTCAAATTGATAGCTCTCCCCTAAACAACAAAAGGCAGTTGCTTGAATAATTGGAATATCTATGCAAGAGTTGATTATTTTATAGCATGTATCTCTACATTCATCAAGTTGCACTCTCCATAAATACATGTATGCTTTTCGTTCATCAGCTAACATGCGTAAATAGTTCCTTATGATACCTTCTTGCATTTTTTCTAAATTGTGCTCTATTCCATCCACATATTGAATAATTGCATTATTATTTGGTTTATCAGCTAACGCTAACATGTATAAAATATTAACCATCACTTGACAGTGTGGATTTGAAGAAAAACGTTTACTGTTAAGTTCGTCGTAAAGTTCTTGACCTTTTAACTCATTTTTATTTCTCTTATTAAAAAGCTTATATATGCTGAAAAATATCCCTAAATTAGTTTTCTTCTCATGCTTAGTTATTAAATAATTCATAAGATCATATTCGCCTTGAACTTGGCAATATATTAAACCAACTTCAATATTTGATATGCTCTCGCATTCTGAAAAGTATTCTCTTGTGATTTTTCGTTTCTCATTTTGTTTTTCAAATAAAAGGTTGATAACGCTGAAAAACACATTTACATCCATTTCATACTCACATGCAAGCCCTCGTCTAAGTTTTTCACGACTGATTTTAAGCTTTTCATAATTAAGTTTAAGCTTGTCAGCAAATCCTCTTCTTGAGTATCCTAATGATTCCATTCTTCTTAATAATTCATTCATAACTTGTTGCATTGTTTTCCCCTTCCTGAAAAAACAAACCACGTCCTAACAAATTTTCTCAAGGCGGAAACGAAATACGAGAAAGGAAAACTTTATTTTTGTGTTATACTTAGATGTGACTCGTATTGTAGCGAAGTGTTTCCTAAGTCTAGGTTAGGGAACGGTTTTCAAGGTGTGTGTGAGAGCCTCCTTGATAACACGCTCATATGGGTCTTTTTTCGTTCATTTTTTTGTTAAACAAATTTTATCACGAATTTTTACAATTTTACCAATACACTTGCAAATTAAATATTGAGAAAGTTTTTTTATCGCTATAAATCAAGATTTTGCTGTAGATGCAATTTTGCATATCTTACATTTGCATCTATATTTTACCACTAACAGAACGATTGTTCTATACAAAATTTTTTCGTAAAAGAAAGGTTAGTTAAATAAACTAATAGGATTGTATATCTAACTTTTATGGTATACAAATACAACAGTTACTATACTTAAAATATGAAAACAATTGGACAGAAAATAAAATTTTTCAGAAAAAGATTAGGCCTTACACAAGATGAATTTGCTGATAAATACGATTTTAGTCTAGGACAAATTAAACATTGGGAAACGGATCGTCACCAACCTGATGTGGAAAGTTTAAAAACTCTATGCTCGATTTTCGGAATCACATCAGACGCTCTTCTCGGCTTCGAGGACGAACGAGATGACCAACTACTAGATTTACTATTAAGCGACATTAAAAGAGACTATAACAAGCTAAATGGACGCGAACAAGGGAAGTACGCTAAACAAATGGCTGTTTACTCTAAAATGTTACTTCAAAACAAAGATTTGTTGTAACGTCCTCAATGTGGAAGAGAGCTAATATGCTCTCTTTTTTAATGTTTATAGACTTCAGGGTTATAAAATTTGTCAGTTATAATACGTACAGACTTCTCTAATCCAGAATCTAGTATTTCGACGAGATTCTTCTTCTGAAGTTTGTATAAACTCCATTTAATGTTTTTCCAACCTTCTTTATCCCAACTATTTATAAAAAATGTGTCTTTTGTTACTGGAATATAATCATTATCAAATTCATTTGTGGCATATTGATTTATCAGCATGCCTACTACCAAAGCATGATATATAGAACCTCTAGTATTAAAAGCTTTGGATGGCATTAAAGTGCTAACTTGCGGATCAGTGCTACACGCTTCGTATAGTTGTTTAGCTTTTTCATGATTAGACATATTGACTCGTCCCCTTTTTCATAATTTTAATCATTCGACAAATTAATATATACGACGCTATTTTTTTTAATCCCTTTTATATTTCTTCAATACTTCCTCTAAACGTTTGCGATCTTCTTCAGAAGCTTGTCCATTGTCTTCCACAGTTGATAATGTGTTATCTTCTTTCCCAACCCAATCAGGTTTCATTTCTTTACGCATAATAGTAGTTGTAGAATTAGGTGTTTGTGTAAATACTTCTGTTTTTAATGATTTTTCTAATAAACCTCTAAAACTGGATTGCACTTTTAATTTAAGCACTCGAGCAATAACAGCATTAAAGCTAACTTCTTTAAGTACATCATTATAAATGTCAAATAGCTCTAAAATGATATTTAATTTATCATCTGTCAATCTATCAATATTTTTACCAAGTACAGTTTTAGTAGTATCAGGTAAATTTGTATCTTCAATCTTCTCTAAGATAGAAAGATTACTTGATTGTTTTGAAGCATTATTAGATTTTGAAACATTAGATAGATTATTTGAAACATTATTGGGTTCTATTTCAGAACGGGGCCCTGTTCTATTTGAGAACACCCCCTGTTCTATTTCAGAACCATCTCCCTGTTCTATTTCAGAACGGGGTGCAGATGCATATTTTTTCGGACGTCCACCAAGTTTTGCGAATGTCTTTGCTTGTGATGTATAGTCTGTATCATAATCGCGAATTTTCTCTAATGGTTTAGTAGATAAGGCATGTTCATTTTGTGGGTATTCATACACAATGATATTAACATTGCCTTGACCTTTCCAGCCTTCAGATTTGTATTCAAATACATCGATTAATCCATAGTTCCATAATGGTTTTAATACTTTATTGTAAAATGTATCTTTTCCTACACCTAAACGTTTTTGAACTTTAGTTAAACTAGATGGGATCACATCATCTTCAGGACGATTGCCGTTTGCATCTTCCTCACGATTACACCATGTATAGAATTTTAACCATGCTGTAAATGCTTTATCCCCTATTTTTTCAATCCAGTCATCCATACAAACAAAGTGTAGTATTGGTAATTGTAATTCGTTTCTAGTTTTCTTTTTAGCTTTTTGGAATGTTACAGTCATAATAAATATCCTCCTTGAGGACAAAAGAAAAAGGCTTACTCCCTAAATTTAAGTATAGGGAATTAAGCCTCTTGCATCTCGTTTTTAAAAATTGTATACTTAGAGTACAAATTAATAAAAACAAGCTTTGTAAAAGGCTTTTTGTTTTCGCGAGGAGATGTCAGTTACTTTGGTCGGTAAGGAGACATCTTCTTTTTCTTTTGTCTTTTATTTTAAAAGTTATTTGTGTTAAAAATTTATGTATTCATCCTTCATCATATCAAATTATTGACGAAAAAAGAAGAATCAGAGAGAAAAAGGTTGAGAGCTGAGAAGCTCTCTTTTTTTTGTTTCTAGAAGTTATCAATTAAATTCATGATAGCTTGTCTCTTTTCTGGAGATAATTTATTGATACGATCCATAAGTTCAGCAGCTTCTTTTGAAACTTTATCTGATTTATCCTTATCCAAGGATTTATGATCTGAATTCCCTAATAAGTAATCTACAGATACTTCTAATGCTTCAGCTAATTTTGTAATAACTTCTAAAGAAGGATTTTTCGAGCCAGCTTCGATCTTCGAAATGAATGATTCAGTAACATTAGCTTTCTCGCCTAATTTTTTTTGAGATAGCTTTTGTCCCTTCCTCTCTTCCTTTAACCTAATGGCTAATTTAGATAACATAATTAATTCTCCTTCAAAAAGAATTTCAATAGTTTTGTTTAAACTTATTATAGTATACATTCTACAATAAACTTGACTTCAAGTACAGAGAGTATTTTATTTAATTTTTTTTCGATTTATTTATTGACTGTGAGTCATGTTTTGTGTAGAATGAAAATTGTAATCGAGAGGTGAAGCCGATGAAAATAAGAGGAAGTTACATAAGGGAACTTCGAAAAAAAAATAACCTTACACAAAAAGAGCTTGGTAGGCTTTCCAATGTTAGTGAAAGTATGATCTGCAAGATTGAAGCAGGGGAAAGATCACCTAGTTTAAAGCATTTAAAGAAGATTGCTAACAATTTATCGACAACTATGGACGACTTATATGGATAAGGTCATTTTTTTTAGATAGACACTTGACCGTGGGGAATTATTAACTTCTAGATTTGACCTTTAATACTCAAAGGGGATGAAAATATGGAAGAAAGCACAATGTCATTATGTATGGTTGCTGCGTTTTTTATAGCACTAGGTGGATTCGTATATCTAATGGAACGCATAGACAAACGGTTTATGAAGGAGGAAGGAAAATGAATTCTAAACTCTTCACTGGAATGTATGGAGCACTTTACTTAATCATCATGTTTTTAGTATTTGGAAATGCAAAAAACTTTATACAGGCAGCAATCATAATGATTCTTGTAATGTTTATTGCAGAAGTCGATCATCGTTATGGGTACTATAAGGGAAATAAAAAATCTAAATAACTAATAATGAAGGGAAGGTAAAAGACAATGACACCTGAAAGGTTGTTCGAAGAAAAAGAACATCTAGTATTCGCGGCGATAAAGCAACAATTTGGAAGTTATAATTATGCAAAAAAAATTGCAGAGAAAAACAATATGGATTTTGAAGATCTTGTTCAAATAGGAAGAATCAAATTATGGGAATTATGTTTGGGGTATGATCCTGAAAAAGCATCTACTTTTAACTCGTATGTAATGATGACTCTTAAATGGTATATAAGCGAAGAAGTTCATATAAAAGGGATGACAATCAAAGTTCCACGGTCTGTTAATTACGAAGAAAGAAATAAAATGTGTATTCATTCCATTGATTTACATACGGAAGATGATACAGAAAGTAATTTCTTTGCAGTATCTTCAATTAATGTGGAAGAAGAAGTAATAACAGGAATACAAGTGCAAGAGATAATGAAAGTTTTAAATGAAGAAGAAAGATTCATTTTAAATAAGAAAAGTTTAGGATTTACAGATAAAGAAATTGGTCGTCATTTTGGGCGAGGTAGAAACTATGTAACTATGAGAAAAAATAGAGCGTTTCTGAAAATTAACCCTGAATACAAGCCAATTGGAAAACAGGCTATTTTAGTAGATTCAAAAAGAAGAAAAAACCACCTGCTGCAACAGGTGATCTAAGAAAATGAATTTTCAACATGATTATAGCACGAATTTAGCTCATGTAAAGGAGTGAACTGCTAATGAACATTAAAGAAGTGAGTAAAGCTGTACAAGCTATACGGTTAGCGGGAAATGAAGATGGCATTATTAGTATTCGTGGTAAGGAAGTTTTACTTAATAATGAAACATTCGAATCGGTTTTAGATGAAAACAGAATAAAGCCAAACATAATTAATCGTGAATCAGAAGAATATCCATATGAGTTGTCCTTTATAAGTGACAATCTGATCTATTACTCTATCTACACTTCTGAAAGGATGGAAGAGAAGTTTGGAGGGATACCCAATATTAGAAAACTCAATGGTAGTCGGGAATCGTCAGGATTCAATTGTAAATAATGTTATGAGTAACTGTGAAAGTTGCGGTAAAGAAATCTATTTTGGTGAAGAGTACCGTGATATTGATGGTGATTACATACACGATGAAACAGATTGCATCAAACAATATGTAGAGTCTCATTCCATAAAGAAAGTAGCTGGTGAGTAAAATGAACGCTGCTATTGAAGAATTAGAAAAGTCATTAAGTGTGGAACAACGAAGGTTAGGTGATTATCAACGTGATTTAGAAAGAATGGAAGAAAAAAAGCCGATTGTTAAACAAAATATCCAAGATACTGAGAGCAAGATCCAGGATATTGAAGCTTCAATCTTTGTTCTAAAAAGGATGGAAGGTACAAAAAATGATTCAGTTTTATAAAGGAATACGGTTAGAACTAATTAATCGTAATTACAAAAGATATGCAGCAAAGCGTTTTACATTAGGTGGAACAAATCAAAATGTATGGATTCCTAATAAACATTTAAATCCTGACGGATCCATAAAAGAAAATGAAAATATTGATTATGTATTTCGAAAAGCTCAAAGGCAACTAGAGCTTGCTGGATACACAGAACCGATTATTGGAATTAAAAGACGTTCAATTGTGGAGGGGTAAATATTATGTTTCCTGCAAGACTTAGAGAGATAAGAAAAAAGAAAGACCTTACTCAACAAGAATTAGCAGAAATGATTAATAAAGATAGATGCACAATTTCGAATTATGAAATTGGAGATTCTAGACCTACCATTTATGTATTAAGCGATTTAGCAACAGCTTTAGGTGTATCAACAGATTATTTATTAGGAAGAGTAGAGGTGGATTAATTGGAAATTACAAATGCTTCTAGCATTACAACGGATAACTCAACGTATTTAATTTACGGAAATCCTGGTATGCGTAAAACATCTACAGCGAATTATTTAGAAGGTAAAACACTTTACATTCCGATTGACAAAACACAAGCTCCATTATCAGGTAATGCGGATATCGATATTGTTAAATTTGATACCTATGATGCTTGGACGAACTGGAATGCACTCATGAAAGACTTATCTACGACTGATTTATCAAAATACGATACGATCTTTTTCGATAATATTTCAGAGTTAACTAGATCTATGCTGGCTAACTTGGGACGAGAAGGTAATAACAACCGAGTTCCTTCACAGGCAAACTATCAACAAATTGATTTCTTCATAATTGATAGTGTTCGATTTATACAAACGTTAGGAAAGCGTATTGTTTTTACGGCATGGGAAACCACTGATAAATGGGAATTACCTAGTGGACAAGCTGTTAATCGTGCTTATCCTGATATTCGAATCAAAATTCTAAACAACTTTATGGGTCTATGCCAAGTGGTTGCAAGATCAGTTATCAATGAAGAAACAAAAAATTACGGGTTTGTTTTAGAGCCTACAGCATACACCTTTGCAAAGAATCAACTTGATAAACGTAAAGCTTGTGCTCATGAAGATATTTTTAAAATTGGTTATGTACCAGAAAAACAAGGGGGAAATAAATAATGAGTTTCTTTAAATTTGATGAATCAAACGTAAATACAGGTTTTGAGTTAGTAGCTGAAGGTAAATATGAAGCGGTAATTGTAAATGCGGAAGCTGGTAAAACACAAGCTGGTAAAGATAAATTATCAGTAGATTTCGAGATTCGTAGTGATGTATCACAAAACCACCAAGGGGCAAAGATCCTTTATAACACGTTTACATTCGAACATGAAGTTTCAGTAAGAATTGTTAACTCATTATTAAAAGCATGTGGGTTTGGTAACAATCATGTTTTCACTTCAGCTGACGATATTGGCAAACAACTTATCAATAAGAACCTACAAATCACAGTGAAACATGAAGAGTATGACAAGGTTGTGGATGGTCAAAAACAAAAACGTACTGCAGCTAAAGCTAAATACTATGATGTATCAGAAGTGAATCCAGTCACAAGCGGTCCTTCAGTCACAATTGGGGATGATTTGCCCTTTTAATAATCCATGGGCAATAGTGAATGGATATGAATAAATAAAACTTAATAGAGAGGTTGGTTTTAACCGACTTCTCTTTTTTATACCCTAAAAGGCTAATCGGAGGGCGAAATGAAAAAGAATCCATACAATTTTAATGAAATTCCTGCCGAGTTAAAGGCCCTTCCTCAATGGATCTTGTGGAAGTTCGAAACACGAAATGGTAAGCAGACAAAAGTTCCGTGTCAAGTAACTGGTGAAATGGCTCAAGCGAACAACAGACGTACCTGGTCAACATTTGCATCAGCAGTCAAATTCTACTTAGAAGGTGACTATGACGGAATAGGCTTCGTGTTTAGTAGGCAGGACAACTATATAGGAATAGATATTGATAAGTGTGTTGTGGACGGAAAAACAAATGCTTTTGCAACGGAAATTATTGATACATTAGACAGCTATACAGAATTTTCACCGTCTCAAAAAGGTATCCACATCATCATCAAAGGTAGCCTTCCACAATCAGTATTAGGCACTGGAAGGAAAAATACAAAACATGGTTTAGAAATTTACAGTTACGGCCGATTCTTTACCTTCACTGGAAATCGTGAAAATTCAAATGATGTGTACGATCGTACGGATGAACTAGCAGAGGTATTCGAACAATATTTCGATGATAGCGATATCCAGGGTCGAGTGAATTTAGCAGAATTTGAAAAAGATGAAATTAAACTTTCAAATGAATCTCTTTGGGAGAAAATGTTCCGTAGTAAGAATGGCGATAAAATACGATCGTTATTCAATGGTGACTTAATTAATGGTGATCATTCTGGAAGTGATCAGTCTTTATGTAATCACTTAGCGTTTTGGACAGGTAATTCAGCACCTCGAATGGACGCGATGTTCCGTGAATCAAGCCTTATACGTGATAAGTGGGACGTTATCCATTTTAGCGATACAAACGAAACATACGGTGAAAGAACAATAGCAGAGGCTATTTCATCAACTCCTACAACTATTTTAGATAATAAACAACAATTCGACGAAATTTCTTTTGATTTCCACAATGGTATAGACAGTGAAGATGAGGCAAGACCAACAGATCAAAAATTCATGCTTACTGAAATGGGAAATGCGGAACGAATTGCAACAGAATATGGACACGTTATTCGTTTTGTAAACGGTTCTGGTTGGTACACATGGGACGGAAAGCGTTGGAAAGAAGATAGAAGTAGGAAGGTCGAACGCATCACTTCAAAAACTCTTAGGAAATTACTAAAAAGTGAAGATGAACGTGAAGTTAAATGGGGAAGACAATGCGAAAAACGTGCAATTCGCATGAATAGTATTAAGGATATGATTCCACTTGTACCTGCTCAACGAGAAGATTTCGATACTCATCAATATTTATTAAATGTAGATAACGGTGTGATTGATTTAAAAACAGGTGAATTATCACTACATGATCGTGATTTAATGCTTACAAAATTGGTGAACATCGAATATAAAAAAAATGAAGATTGCCCGAACTGGAAGGCGTTTTTGGAAAGTATTTTCAAAGATGCGGAAGGGAATACAGATTATGAATTAATAGATTTCATTCAGAAATCGATTGGATACTCATTGACAAGTGATATATCAGAACAAGTTATATTTTTCCTTTACGGTAGTGGACGAAATGGTAAATCAACATTCATTAACACTATCAAAAACTTGTTAGGGGATTATGCAAAGCAAACAAATAGCGAAACGTTTATTAAAAAGAAAAACGATAACGGTGCAAATAATGATATTGCTCGTTTGGCCGGATCACGTTTTGTATCAGCTGTTGAGAGTGAAGAAGGACAACAATTATCAGAGGGATTAGTGAAGCAAATTACTGGTGGCGAACCAATCACAGCTCGATTTTTAAGACAAGAATATTTTGAGTTCCAACCAGAATTTAAGGTGTTTTTTACAACTAATCACAAGCCAATCATTAAAGGTATTGATGAGGGAATTTGGAGAAGGGTTCGAATGGTACCCTTTACTATCACAATCCCAAAAGAAAAGATAGATCGTAAACTTCCTGAAAAGTTATCATTGGAGATTTCGGGGATATTAAATTGGGCAATCCAAGGTTGTTTAAAATGGCAACGTGAAGGATTAGGGGAACCGAAATCAATTAGAGTAGCAACTGATAAATATAAAGAAGAAATGGATATAATCGAACCATTTATACTCGATATGTGTTTCTTGAATCCTCTGGCAAAAATCGAGGCAAAGGAGTTATACACTACTTATTCTCGTTGGTGCGATGATGAAGGAGAAATTGCTTTAAAAAATCGTACTTTTTATAGATTGTTAGAAAACAAAAGTATTCATAAAAAACGTGGGGCGAAAAATAAGACTTACTTAAATGGGATTGGCTTACAAAAAGCACCTTACAAATATTTACAAAAAGCAGATGAATCAGTAACCCCTGATAACCCTGAAAAACATTCAGTAACCCCATTTAAATTATCATAAAATCCTTATGTACCAAGGGTTTATAGTTAATTATTTTTTATTAGGTTATTGGAGGTTACTTATTTTCCTATAATCCAAAAATAATAAATATATAAATATATATTATATTATCCGCTGTTATAGCGATTTGGGGTAACCCAAAGTAACCCTTTGTAAAAAAGTGACCTCAAACCATTGATATAACAGCGTTTTTGATGGGTTACTAAAGTGAAATTAAAGGGATATTGTGTTACTGAAAATAAAGGAGAGAGATTTTCATGAACATTAAACCAATCGAAACAATATATAAAGGTTATCGTTTCCGGAGTCGTTTAGAAGCTCGATGGGCTGTATTTTTCGATGAATTAGGTATCGAGTGGGAATACGAAACAGAAGGATTTGTTTTAACTGATGGTACTTATTATTTACCTGATTTTTGGTTACCTAAACTGAAATGGTTTGTAGAGGTAAAAGGAAACTTAACTGATCAAGAAGGTATTAGCAAATCCAGAATGTTAGATGATTTTCCACCTATTGGTGTTAATGGCTGTTTGATTTTTAATCAACCGGAATATGCTGAAATGATTTCTGATGAAAAAAATGGCCCGTATTTCAATCGTGCATTTGTGCATTATGAACTTTTATCGCCTATAGAAAGCCCTATATCCTTAAATGATTTTAATTTAGCGATTACAAAAGCCCGTCAAGCACGTTTTGAACATGGAGAAACACCATTATGCAAGTTTTAGAAATCATAAGTTCAATTTGGAAATCGGGCGCAAATATCTACCTTGATCCGAAGGATGGACGAATTGGAATAACAAGACAGAACTTAATTCCTGTGGAAGTAATGAAAGATGCGGAACAAAATTTCGATGGAATTGATAAATGGTTTAAGTCCTGGAAGGATGCAAATAACGAAAAGATTACGATCCTGAAGATTTTTTATGAATTCTCTGGTTGGAAACATAACCAAAAATTAAATGAATGGTTGCTTGCTGATACGGATTCATTACAAATGTTCTATGACTGGACGATTGTACTTGCCGCGAATGGATGGACAGATATTTACGACGATTATCGTCAATTCGAAAATGACAAATCTAATGAAATGGCTAGAAAGATATATGAACGTGCGGTTTTATATGCAAGGAAAGGGGCGTGAAGGTAATGGGTTTCGGTAGATATTTGATGAAAAAAAGAAAAGAAAAAGATATTTCAATTAGAGAATTGGCTAGACGTACTGGAATATCTCATCCGTATTTATCGCAGTTAGAAAATGGGAGGAACGACAACCCACAACCCGATAAGTTAAGAAAGTTATCAATCGTACTTAATGTTAATTACTTGGACTTAATGATTAAGGCTGGTTATCTTACTGAAGATGACTTAATGAAGGGGTATAAGAATGATTAGATTCCATTACACGGATAAAGAAATAGATAAAATCCTTAAAACACTCACAATCGTTATTGATACTCGTGAAAATGTAAATGGTCATATCCTTGATTATTTAAATCAAAAAGGTATACCGGTGAAAATTCAAAAATTAGATACGGGTGATTATGGCTGCATGATTCCTAAGAATGAAGAGTTAGGCATTCCTCGTGATATCTATTTAGATAGTCGAGTAGAACGAAAAGCCCACATGGATGAGATCACATTGAACTTACAAAAGGATACGCAAACGGCTTTCGAGAATGAGCTAATACGCTCAAAAGACATTCCATTCACTCTAATTGTGGAGGACCTAAAAGGTTATGAAAAGATGCTAAAAGGACAGTATCGTTCACAGTATAAACCATTAGCATTACTTGGCAGACTCAACACATTTAAAGCGAAATACAACTTTGAAATTGTGTATTTAGATAATAAATTCAGTGGTAATTGGATTTACCATCATTTCTATTATCAAGCTAGACATTATCTTAAAACAGGGATTTTCTAAGCAAGGAGAAGCAATGGACAGGAAACAAATATACATCGATGTCTTGATACATAAAGGGATTTACAAGGAAGAAGATACTGGACGGCAACTTTATGAGATGGATGAAAAAGAGTTATGGAAACTGATAAAGGGAGAGAAACAGAATGGCAGCTAAGATCACTATGTTTACAAAGAATAATTGCGGAGACTGCAAAAGAGCAAAATTCATGCTAGAACATTGTCCAGTTGATGTGGACGTCAAAGAAATTAACGTAGAACTGAAAGAAAATGAACATCACATAAAGCAACAAGGGTTAATGACATTACCAGCTTTCTTGATGGAGGACGGGAATATTATACACGGCTTTCACGAAGGGAAGCTCATGAACGCATTAGGACTGTAGGAGGGATTGAATGAAGAAAGAAACGAGGATTCAACTAGAATCGGAATTAGAAAAAGTTCAGAGCGATGTTAGCAACACGAAGCTACATATTCACATGTTAAACCTGGAGAAACAGAAATCAGAAAGAAACCTATCAGAATTAGTTGATCGCAAAAATAAAATTATCAATTTATTAAAAGGGGCGTAACGGAATGGATTTACGAGTGAAGATTAAACGATTGAAAGATGTTGAATTACCTAAATATGCGAAGCCTGGGGATTCGGGTTTTGATCTAGTTGCAGCAGAGGACACAATTATATGGCCAGGAGAAACAAAGGTTGTACCTACAGGACTAGCATTCGAGATTCCGCCAGGATATGAATTGCAGGTGCGTCCGCGTAGCGGTATAACGCGTAACACGAAGTTACGAGTTGTATTAGGGACGGTGGATAGTGGTTACCGTGGAGAAGTGGGAGTACTAGTTGATAATACCGAAAGGCCTACAAGTTTAAACATGAAAGCTCATATTATTGAACGTGGCACAAGGATTGCTCAAGGCGTCATAGCACCAGTGCAAACAGCTCATTTTGTTGAGGTAGATGAGTTATCGGATAGTGAGCGCGGCAAAGGCGGGTTTGGATCTACAGGGACAAAATAACAGGAGGAATTAACATGATTACTTATATAGGAATCTATTTATTGATTGGAGCGTTATACAGCTATTGGTGCAGAAACAAAGGATTGGATCAAATTATAGAAAAAGTACCAGCTCCACCAGCTGCCGTTATAGCGATATTCATTATCTTTTGGGCGCCAACATTAACCTTAGATGTGTATAACAGATTATTCAAAGTAAAGAAATAAGACCAAATTTGAATTTTATTAAGAAAGGAATGTGTAACGATGTATAAATTAATATGTGGAAAATGTAAAAGCGATGAGTTGGAAACAATTAACCCTGATGAAACGAAATGTATCAAGTGTGGTAATGTCCACGAAAAACTAAGTGATTATGATGCTATTCAAATGACTGATGAATATTTTGAAAATAAAAAAGTAGAGGTAGCGCAACGATAAAACTAAACAAAAGCGTTATTTTAATCGAAAGGGAGATGGAGAGATATGAAGTTTGGAATGTTTTTAGGTGGGGAGTTAATGTGTGAACATGAAAATGTTTTTGATGCTTATCGTGATGCGGAGTATTGCACTAGAGAATCTAACGTACCGCATGAAGTGAAAGTAATTAAACCAAAAGCTAGATTTCTTGTAGAAGATATAGATGGTTGTGAATTTGTAAAAGTACGATCTCTAGGTAATGCATTAATTTCATTTGATCAGGATTTTGATGGGTTCATGACAGGGAAGATTCAAGTTGTTTATTCGGATGGTTCTGGCAGTGCAATTAGCATGGAAGAAGCTCAAGGGCATATCGATACAGGAGAATGGACAGTTATTAAACCATAATTGAACAAAAACGCTATTTTATTAGAAAAGGGGAATGAAAGATGAAAATAAATATTAAAGCCGGGAATACAGACAAGAAATATTTAGTGGGTGACATCATTGTTACTAAATCAGGAGAACCACATTTTATATATAAAGATCCATCAACAGCAAAGTATTCGCTTTTGAATTGCAAAATGGACACCTGGGCTTCTGGTTCCTTTGACACTTTGAATGATCTTATAGATGACCTAGAACGTTGGACAACCTTCAAACATTATTCAAAAAACGAATATCAATTAGAGTTGGTACCTGTCGGAGTAGAAAACTAAACAAAAATTTCATTTTGTAGAAAAGGGGAATGGATATGAAATACGGAGTTTATTTAGACGGTGAAGTAATGGCAACTAATGAGGACTATTTTAAAGCATGTGAAGAGGCACAACAGTTAACGAAAGATACAGGTGCAGTCCATTGGGTAATGCCAATCAAGGAAGAAGCTAAGTGGGATGAGCGAAGAAGCAAAGCATATATGCGATATGTAGAAGAGAGCGAAAAGAAAATAATGAAGTTAGAAAGCGATTATATAAATGCGCAAGAATCGCTTAGAAAAATTATAGAACGTATCGAAAGTGAGAAGTTAAGTAAAAGAAAGCTTCATGATGAATTGTATGATCATGGTGGTTGGATGTTGTATGACGGCGAATGGGTTGAAGTAGATAAACAATAAAAGAGCAGCTGTCAAACGAAAGGGGAATGAATATGAGCGAATGTATAGAACTAACATACGCAGAAGAAAAGGTTAAAGATATGTCAAGAAAATGCATACTGGCCATTGAACATTTCGAAACGTGGGATGACGTTTGGGAACATCCTACACATGATAGCGAAGTTCAACAAGTGCTATACCTACCTATTAAATATAAATGTTGGGGAAAAGGAATATAAAAGAGCAGCTAGCAAAAGCTAACTGCTCATATAAGGAAATCGGAGAAAGATAACCATGTGTCTACAGTATTGACGGAATATTGAGTTTTATTCAGGGGAGGAAGAGAAATGAAAGCATCAACAAGTTTCTTATTAGCACTATCTACAAAGTTACAAGAGATTGCGGATGATACATGCGATGTAGATACAGAAATGGAATTAAATGAGCTTATCGATAAAATCAATGAAAGTATCTAAAACCGTACAAAATAATCCTTTGATTAGAAAGTGAGGAAGTAAATGTTAACGCTGACTATCGCTAGTTTATTAGTAATCGTATTAGGTGCAGTTATTATGCATGAGTGTGGATATTGGTCGGATTGGGATATCGTGGGGATTATTATGATAAGTCTTGGCGGAATATCATTGTTTATTTGTTTGTTAATGATAGGTATTGGGAGATATGAGAGTTCGGTATTTATTCAAAAGCATGCAGTACTAAAGGAATCAGTTGAATATAATCGTGATAATTTAAGTGAATTAGAGCGATTAGAGCTTAATAAAAAGGTGGCAGATTATAACGAACAACTTACCAGTTATAAATACGATAATCAACATTTCTTTGATATATGCGTTGTTGACGAAGTGTCAGATTTAAAATTACTTAAATAAAGGAGGAATAACAATGGGACAAGGAAATCGTGGAATGGCATTTGAGAAGCTTATTAATCTATCGAATGAAATGTATCAAAGAGGTGGAGTGGCGCTTATAAACAAGCGTCCAACTCCTGTGAAGGTGTTAAAAATGGTTTATGGCCGTGTGAAAGATGGATATTACGAATCTAAAAGTACAGTAGATTATGATGGTGTGTATAAAGGACGAGCTGTAGCGTTTGAAGCGAAGTCTACAAATGAGATAAATCGATTTGATTTAAAGAACATTGCGCAGCATCAGTTGGATTACCTGGAGAAAGCAGAGAAGATGGGAGCGATTTGTTTCTTCCTTATTGGGTTTAGTAAGGACCAGTCAACATTCGCGGTACCACTATCAGTCATTCAATCTTATGTAAGGATGTCTCATCAAACGAAGGGCAAGAAGTCGATACCTAGGGAAGACTTTGATATTTATGGATACTTAGTAGAACAAACAGAGCGAGCGCCAGTTGATTACTTACAATACATTGATGAAGCAGTAACTCCAGTTATGTTTGATGGAATGATTCAATTTGATCAGGACCATAAGAAAGTAGCAAATAACATTGAAGCAGCAAAAGAGAAGATGGCTAACAAGACACGAAAATTATTAAAGGCTTAATGGATAGCAGAACCATGTAGAGTGGATGGTGGGGGGCTACTTTGAAAAGACCCTACAACAATTTTGTAGAGTCTTGATATTTCTTTAAAAGATCACCAATAGCTTCATCTAGTAACTTAGATTTAGGTATACGTGTTTCTTGAGCTAGTTTTTCAAAACGTTCATGTAGATCTTTATCAATAGCATTTGAAATTGTTTTACGATTTTTTAGTCCTCGGTTATTCATAAAATATCACCTCGTAATAAATTATACATAAAACAAAACTACTTGCAACTACATGTAGTTGTAAGTATAATTGAATTACGGAGGTGAGTAATAAATGATTCTTTCGAAAAAAATACGTTTAAAACCAACAGAGGAGCAGGAAAAACAGCTTTGGAAATCCTCTGGTGTTGCAAGATGGGCATATAATTGGGCGCTAGAAAAGCAAGAAGAATCATATAAAGATGGCGGTAAATTCATTTCTCATGGTGTACTTCGTAAGGAACTAACAAAAATGAAGAAAACGACTGAATATAGTTGGTTGTATGATGTATCAAACAATATTACGAAACAAGCCATAAAAGATTTGTGTGAAGCCTACAAAAGATTTTTTACAGGGAAATCAAATAAACCGAAATTTAAGAGTCGTAAGCATTCCAAACCTACATTTTATAATGATAATGAACGATTAAAAGTAAAAGAGGAAAGTGTCATCATTGAAAAAGTCGGTTGGGTTAAGACAGCTGAAAAAATACCAGATTCAGATAAGTATACAAACCCTCGTATTAGTTTTGATGGGAAGTATTGGTTTATTTCAGTAGGAGTTGAAACAAAGACAGAGATACAGCAATTAACAAATGAAAGTATAGGCATTGATATAGGTATTAAAGAATTAGCAATCTGCTCAGATGGGCAAGTATTTAAAAATATCAATAAGACATATATCGTTAAGAAAATCGAAAAGAGACTTCGCATGTTACAACGGAAAGTTTCTCGAAAATACGAAATGAATAAGATTGGAACAAAGTTTGTCAAAACCAAAAATATTATAAAAATCGAACAGAAAATAAAGTTGTTATACCGGAAATTAACGAATATACGCGATAATCACATTCATCAAACAACAAACGCAATCGTGAGAACCAAACCATGCAGAGTTGTTATGGAAAAGTTGAATGTGAAAGGCATGATGAAGAACAGACACCTTTCAAAATCTATAGCTAAACAGAGATTCCATGATTTTAAAGAAAAAATGAAGTATAAATGCGAAAAGTACGGAATCGAATTTATAGAAGCTGATATGTGGTACCCTTCATCAAAAATATGTTCATGTTGCGGAAATATCAAAAAGGATCTGAAACTATCTGATCGAGTTTACAAATGTAATTGTGGAAATGTAATTGATAGGGACTTAAATGCCGCAATAAACTTATCGCGATATAAATTAGCAGAATAACACTATGAAAGTTACTGTTAATATGTAGGATTCGTTGTATCCGAATTTACGCCTGTGGAGTGTTACATCAAACGAAAGTAGCTTCGGCAAAATCGGACACGTAGAAGCAGGAAGCAAACAAACTTTATAGATTTTTATAAGGTTTTGGCAACGAGCTACTTTACTAAGCATCGTTGTTTAAATGTATAAAAGTTTATAGATTTTGGCAACGGGCTACTCGCTATGCATGTTCCCTTATTCAACAAAGAGATAGTAAAATTTCACGTACCTAATGTGAATGTAAAAACACAAATTTGAAATAGGGGGATTACAGATGGAGCAATTAGCATTCTTTCCAGCGCTAGATAAAAAGACAGAAAAGAAGGTGCAACAGGAAGTTGTAAAAATTTTAAAGGATTACAGAGCTTTAAAGGTTTGCCTTGAAAATAAAGCTGAACAAAAACGAGAAGGTGTTAGTCCATTCCCCGAAATTCGTGATACAAAGCATATTAATGAAATTAAGTTTAGACAAGTAGAAAGAGTGTTGGATTACGGTTTGGATGAAGACGAAGCTAATATCATTAAGCTGAAGTATTTAAGTAATAAGAAACTAACAGACGATTACATTTACAATGAATTGTTAATTAAAAAGGATCCTTACTATGTGAAGAAAAAGAATGCTGTTCGACTGATTGCTACGGCATTAGGAATGATTTAAAAAATAAGAAATGAGGTAAAAGTGATGGTCAATCTAAAAGTACGTGATTTTTATCAAAGGGGAAATTATGAGAACTTATGGTATTTCCTAATAGGAATGTTTATGTGTACGTTCGTTTTACTTCCTATTGGATTTGCAGTTAAATTGTTCGATAAGATAACCGGAAACTAAACAAAGACGTTTTTGTAATCTGAAAAGACCGAGAAAATCCCGATAAAATAGGGGATAAAAAGGGGGAATTTTGATAATGAAATCAACGGTATTCTTAATGTACAAGCTCTTTGACAACCGCATAACGAAGAGGATTAACACTCCTATTAGTGAATGTTCTGATGCGAGAATGTCACGGTAAAGTATACCGCATAGTAGGGCGGGCACGGCGGTACGAACCCGCGTTAAGACGAAAAGACCAATGAATGAATTACAATGACATATTCCAGTGTGGCGGGTGTGAGATAACTCGCATTCGTCATGCTGTTTCTAATTTGTATCTATCATCCATAATGTAATCATTCACCTTTTTATGTTATGGAAATGGATATAAATAAATCCATTTTTGTCCTGTATGTCAATTTCTAAGAATGGGGATGGTTTTCATGATTGAATGAAAATTGTTCTGGTACTTAAAATTGTCAAAACTTGATTCTGCTGTATACGTTACCTGATGAGCATTTATATAGTAATTACTCACGATTCTTACTACATGGGGTCACCATATCATTTTAAGAAAATTGTACGCTAAGGGATTTATAAAGGTTATTAGGACTTAATAAACGTTTATAAATGT